GAAATTGTTTTATCTCATCTTTGTAAACAAGGATTCGTCTTTGAGACAACACATTGTCCAGGCGATGCCTACGAAACAGCTCACCGTGAAGGTATGAGACGTATCGTAGTTTCAATACTAAAGTTTCTCAATAAACAACCTGAGGACTTTAAAAACATGATAAACATGGAGGCAATCAATGAGTGAAATAACTCAACAAACTGGGTCCGTTGTAACTGATGCGGGTAGCTCAGCTGCTCCTACGCAAGATTGGAGAACTGCTATACCTGAAGATTTACGATCTGACCCTTCATTAACTGACATTAAAGATGTTGGTAACTTAGCTAAAAGCTATATAAATAGCCAAAAGCTAATAGGCAAAAACAGAATCTCTTTACCAGGAGATACTGCAACTGATCAGGAATGGGGACAGTTTTATGACAGTCTAGGCAGACCTGAACAACCAGATGCATATAACTTTGGTGATAGACCTGTTATGGCTGAAGGTTTAGAATATGACGAGCAATTTGAAGGCGCATTTAAAAATTTAGCGCATCAAGCTGGATTGACATCTAAACAAGCTAAAACATTATTTGATGGTTACCACGAATATGTAAACGGTAAGGTAACATCAGAAGGTCAAGACGCTGCAGGTCAAGCTTCTCAATGGGTAGATTCTTTGAAAAAAGAATTTGGAAAAGCTTATGATGAGCGTGTTGATTTAGCTCAAAGAGCTGTACAAACGTATGGTTCTCCAGAGCTTAATGACTGGTTAGATAATACTGGCATGGGTAATAATCCTATGATAGTTAAAATGTTCGCTAAAATTGGCGAAGGTTTAGCTGAAGGAAGATCCGATGCTACTACTCAACGTTCATTTACCATGACACCTGATCAAGCTAGACAAGAAATAGCTAGATATAACAGGGATAGTGATTTTATGCAAGCATATAATAGTGGAGACCATGGAGGTCATGCTGAAGCGGTACAGAAGATGAATAATCTGTTCCAATTAGCATATCCTGATGAAACTCCGATTAGCTAGTGTAAAATAAGTATGTACGAATTTATTAACTAGTTATATAGTTGGTAGAAGTGGGTAGCCGTAAAGGTCCACTCGTCGATGAAGGCAGAGACGTAAAATGCAAGTGAATGTCCATATATTTGGGTAGCGTTCGCGATTAATAATAACAACAACGTAAACACGGAGGCAACATAGTATGTCTGTAAATATAACAACAGCTTTTGTGAACCAATACAGAGCTAACGTTGAACACCTTTTACAACAAAAAGGTTCTAGACTTAGACCATTTGTAAGGGTTGAAACACAAAACGCTGAGTTTGAATACTATGATCGTATAGGAAGTGTGGATGCGGTAGAAGTTACTTCTAGACATTCTGACACTCCGCTTATCTCAACTCCTCATGACAGAAGACAAGTGTCATTAAGAGACTTTGATTGGGCGGACATGATTGACAGAACTGATAGAATCAGACTTTTAATCGACCCTGCATCTCCTTACGCGCAAAACGCCGCTTGGGCACTTGGCAGAAAAATGGATGACATTATCATCGGAGCTGCTTTTGGTACTGCTTACACAGGTAAGACTGGAAGCTCTTCAGTGTCGTTCCCTGCTGGTGATCAAATCGCTGTTAACTACGTTGAGACTGGTTCTGCTACGAACTCAGGTCTAACAATTGGAAAACTTAGAGAAGCAAAAAGAATTCTGGATTCAAATGAAGTTGATCCTTCAGATCCAAGATTCATTGTTGTAACTTCTAAGCAAATCAATGACTTGTTGCAAACAACTGAAGTAACAAACTCTGACTATAACTCAGTCAAAGCTTTGGTACAAGGTGATATCAACACTTTCATGGGTTTCAATTTCATTAGAACTGAAAGAGTTGCAGCTGACTCAAATAGTTACAGAAGAGTGATCGCTTATGCTAAGTCTGGGCTTCTATTGGCCGTTGGTGCTGATGTTCAAGTAGACATCGGTCCTAGACGTGACAAAAGAAATGCTACCCAAGTATACTGTTCTGCTTCTTTCGGGGCAACTCGAATGGAAGAAGGAAAAGTTGTTGAAATCAAATGTTCGGAAGCATAATAAGGAGATAAAAAATGGCTGTTACAACTCAAAATTCTACAGAGTACACTAACGCTACTGCTTCTCCTGTTGTGACTTTAAATCCGACTACAGATTACGCTGGAAGAGTGAGAATAATGCACTTTACTCATGCTCAGTCTGGTGCTGGAGATGCTACTTCATCAGTAGCTCTTGGTACTTTACCTGCAGGAAAAGTAAAAGTATTACTTGCTTCTTCTAACGCTTATGTAAACTGGACTACTGGTTCAGCTACATTAGATCTTGGTTGGGATGCGTACACTGATGGAGACGGTAATAGCGTAGCTGCAGATGCAGATGGTCTTTTGGATGGTTTAAACGTAGATACTGCTGGTCAATTCTCTTTTGGATCTGGCCAAAATGCTACTGGAGGTACTTATACTTTCAATAGCAAAGGTGGTGTCACTATTAGAGCTACTTCACAAGATACTGCAATTGCAGATGGTGACGATCTAGTAGGCTACATTTTATATGTAGTTGACTAAACTCGAAAAATTGTGGGGGTAACGTGATGTGCCCCCACATTTATAGGAATAAATATGGCAACGACAAAAATTGATATAGTAAATAGAGCTTTGGGATTACTAGGCGCAGAATTTATAACTTCATTAACTGAAGATACCAAAGCTGCACGTTTTTCAAATAAATTATTTGATGATACTAGAGATGCAGTCTTTAGATCACATCCTTGGAATTGCTGCATAAAAAGAGCTTCATTATCTTTGTTGTCATCAACTCCTGCATATTATTTTAGTTATCAATTTCAATTACCAAGCGATTTTTTAAGAATTGTAAGACCAGAAGATGACACCATTGAATATAAGATTGAAGGTGATAAACTTTTAACAGAAACAAGCGTATTTAGAACTACTTATATATTTAAAAATACAGATGTAGGTACATATGATTCATCTTTAGTAGATGTATTAGCATATAAACTTGCTGCAATACTAACAATGCCATTATTACAAGATATTAAAACATTAAATGCAATGAATCAGCTATATGAAATAAAAATGAGAGAAGCTAGAAGCAATGATTCATTTGAAGGTACACCTGAAGGTTTAGATGCTGATTATTGGTTAGAATCAAGAACAATGGGACCAAACCTATCTGATTATAGATGGAATAAATACACGACGTAAAATGACATGGCAGAATCTTCACCAATACTCACAAATTTTACATCTGGAGAGCTCAGTCCAAGATTAAATGGACGTATAGACTTAGATAAATATTATAATAGTGCATCTAGTATACATAACTTTGTAGTTTTAATGCACGGAGGCGTTACAAAACGTCCTGGTACTAGATTTATACGTGAAATAAAAGATAGTAGCAAAAGAACTAGACTTATACCATTTGTATTTTCAAAAACTCAAGCTTATATATTAGAATTTGGAGATCAATATATTAGATTTTATAAAGATGAAGGTATTATTGTTTCATCAGGAAGTACTCCTTATGAGATATCTACACCTTATACAACAGCACAAATAGATCAATTAGAATATGTGCAATCTGCTGATGTTTTATATATTGTTCACCCAAATCATATACCTAAAAAATTAGGAAGAACAGGTCATACCTCTTGGACATTAACAGATGTAGATTTTTTTGATGGGCCATATCTTGATGTAAATACTACCTCTACAACAATGTCAAACTCAGGTGTTTCTGGCAGTGTGACTATTACAGCATCATCAACTACAGGAATAAACAATAATACAGGATTTTCTGCATCAACTGATATTGGAAGATTAATTAGAATACAGCATTCTGGTAACTGGGGTTTTGCAAAGATAACTGCTGTTAATAGTACGACACAAGTTACAGCAACTGTCGATTCTGAAAGACCTTATACAGCATCTTCTGGCACGCATCCTGAGTGGCAATTAGGAGCTTTTTATACAAATAATTATCCATCTAAAGCTACATTTTTTGAAGAAAGATTATTTTATGCAAATACAGATACTAATCCAAATACTATATATGGTTCTGTAAGTGCCGATTTTGATGCATTTCATCCTAATGCTATAAATGGTGATATTGCAGATGATGATGCAGTTATCTATACATTAACATCAGATCAAGTTAATCAAATTACAGCCATGTATGGTGGAAGATATTTACATGTATTTACTAAAAGTGGTACATTTAACGTGTCATCAAGCTCAGCCACTGCTGCTTTAACGCCGACTTCTGTACAAGCAATAAATGAAACTACTGATGGTGCTTCTGATTCTAGAATTGCTCCTGCTTCAAAATCAGTATTATTTATTGGTAAAAATAAAAAACGTGTAAGAGAATTTGCATATAATATTGACTATGATTCATTTACATCACCAGATATGACTGTTTTATCAGAACATTTAGGTTTTGGTGGTATAGCGGAAATAGCTTTTGCGACATATCCAAACAATGTGTGTTGGGCAAGAAGAGATGATGGTATATTATTAGGTTTAACATATTACAGAGATCAACAAGTAACTGCTTGGCATAGACATACAATAGCTGGTACTGATACTAAAGTAAAAAGCATTGCTGTAATTCCAGGAATAGACGATGCATTTGATACATTATACATGATTGTAGAAAGAACAATTAATGGTGCTACAAAACAATATGTTGAATTTATGGAGAATGAATTTAGATTAGCTGATAGTCAAACTAAAGATGATCAATTCTTTTTAGATTCCGGACTTACATATACAGGTGCTTCAACTTCTACAATTACAGGATTAGATCATTTAGAAGGACAAACTGTATCAGTTTTAAATAATGGTGCAGTTGAAGCTACAAAAACTGTATCATCAGGTTCAATTACATTAACAAATGCTACTACAAAATGTCATGTTGGATTAGCTTATAATTCAGAACTAGAATCAGTAAATGTTGAACCAAAAAGCCAATATGGAACAGCTCAAGGTAAACGTGGAAGAATTGATAAATGTATATTTAGGGTTTTTGAAACAGTAGGTTTAAAAGCAGGTCCTGCTTCAACCAGTGTAGAAGTTGTGCCATTTAGAACTACAACTAGCGCAATGTCTTCTACAGACCCTAAAACAGGTGACTATACATTTTTAATGCCTGCTACATATACTACTGAAAATAAATTATATATAATATCGGACACACCACAATCGTGTACAATATCCGCTATTATGATACAAATGAGTACTTACGAATGATGGTCGTTCCTTTTGAAGATTGGCATTTTGACATGATAGAATTATCAGGTCCTGAACAAAAAATGATTCAGAATTATGGCAAAACTTGGCCAGCTGTTATACATTGTTTAAAAAATCAAGGGGCTACATTTTCATGGTGGCATAATAAAACAATTATTGGTATATGTGGCGTAATGCCTCATTGGACAGGAGTTGGAGAAGCTTACATGTTTTTATCACCAGAGTTTAAAAAGAACAAAATTCGTTGTATAAAAGATATAAGATATTATTTAAAATTAATAGCGGATCAATTTAAGTTTCACAGGGTACACTGCCATGTGATTAAAGATTTTAAAGATGCTGTTAAATTTGCTAAATATCTAGGATTTGAAATTGAGGCAGAATTAAAGCAATTTGGTCCTAATAAAGAGGATTATTATAAATTGGTAAAGTTTTATGAGTAAAGCAGTTGTAGCATTAATGGCAGCAGGTACAGTGATAAGCGCTTATGGTGCTTATCAACAAGGCAAAATGCAAAAGCAGCTTTATGAGTATAATGCTCAAGTTGCAGAACAAAATTCTAAACTTGCTCAAGATAAAGCTGCTTATGATAAAGAACAATTAAAAAGAAGATATAGAAAAATTGCAGGTTCCCAAAGAGTTGCTTATGCAAAAGGTGGTGTTGATTCAAGTACTGGCACACCTTTATTCGTGCAAGAAGAACTTGCTATGCTAACAGAAGAAGATATTTTAATGACACAATATAACGCAGATTTAAAATCAAGAGGTTATACTGTAGAAGCTGCTCAAGCAAGATATACAGGAGCTGCTGCTTATCAAGCTGGAAAAACAAGAGCTATGGGTACATTATTAACTGGAGCTGGTCAAACATACCAAACAGGATATGAACTGGAGGTATTTAGTTAATGGCTAGAACAACAAAAATTCCTACATATGATAGACAAGTTGGTATGTCTGATCAAGGCATATCAGGTTTTTCTGGTGGAGAAATAGCACAAATATCTGACACAGGGTTACAATCATTTGGTAGAGGTGTAAGCAATTTAGCAGGTAGTTTAGCTACTATTGAAAAAGATAGAATGAGAAAAGAAGCCACATTATGGGTTTCTGAAAATTATGAAGATTTGCATCAAAAATATGTTAAAAGAGAAATAGAATTACAAAATGAAGATCAAACACTAGATGGTAAAGGTTTTGTAACTAAATCTTTACAAGAGTTTCAAAAGTTATCTGATGAAAAATTAAAACAAGCTCCTTCTAAGATGGCTGGAGAATCTTGGAAACAACAAATGAATCAGTATAAGATGAGTGCATTTAACTCAGCTATTAAATATGAATCACAAAAAAGATTAAAATATCAACAAGATTCATTAACTAAAACAGGTAATGGTATGGCATTAAGATATGCTGAAGACCCTACAGCATGGGGTTCTATTACTGAATCATTTGATCAAATATTAAATGGATTAGCTGATAGCCCAGAAACAGAGGCAATTGAGGGATATTCTAATTTATGGAATAAAACAACATTAAAAGCGGCTAAAGAAAAAGGACTTGCTTATATTGCAGAAACTGGAATTAGTGCTATTATAGATGAGGGTGATAAAGCTAAACTTGATTTTATTAAAAAACAAATGGATAATGGCGTTTTTGATAAAGTCTTAGCTGCTGATAAATTATTAGCACTTAAAAATAAAGCAAATGGTGTAATTAACCAAGTTACAGCTGCTGATAAAGCTAAATTTGGTATTAAACTAAATGACAATGTTGCAAATATTTCTGAAAATGGAAATGCTGTTCATGAAGTAACAGAGGCTGAATTTGATTATTATTATGGAAAAGGTAATTCTCAATGGGTAGAATATCAAGAAAAATTAAAAGTTGCTAATGGTGTTTATACAGCTGTTACTGCATTAACAGGTATGAATCTAGCTGAACAAGGTGATTATATTAAAAATTTACCGTCAACAACTGCTGTAGAAAAAGATATTAAAGAAGCGGCTATTAAACAGCAAGCCAACATGGTTAAATTAATGGATGAAGACCCTGTTATGTATGCTGCAAAATATAGAAAAGATATATTTAATAAATTAGATTCAAATGATAGAGCAACTGTTCAAGAAGGATTGTTTCAATTAGAACAAATGCAAAAAGGTTTTGGTAAGCAACAATCAGATGTTGTATATTTAAGTGATAATCAAAGAAATGCTTTAATTTCTACACTAACTAACCCTGATAACGCTGATAAAGAATCAGTACAATTATTAATTACAAATTATAAAGAATTATACGGGGATTACTTTGATAATATTATGGCTGAACTAGTAATTAAAGGAAAAATGGATAATTCATTAGCAGCTGCAATGATGTATGTAGATGATATACACAATTTTGGAGAAATATTCCAAGCAGCTAGAATGAAAGTAGATAATAATGCTATAGCTGAAGCTGATAGAAATACTATTAAAGCTGAGATACAATCTGAATTTATACCAATCAGACAAGCTTTAACAAGACATAATACAGCAGCAATTCCAATGGTTGATGGCTGGCAAAATTTAATTACTAAAATGGTCGCTGTTAGAGTTGCAAAAGGTGAAGAAGTAAATGATGCTATATCTTCTGTTATGAATAGATTTATTACTGATAAATTTATGGTTACAGAAAACTTTATTATACCTAAATCTGTTAATGCTGGAAATTATTCAGAATCTGCAATTGAATCTGCTACAAAATCTGTAATACAAAATTTAAAAGATTCTGATATAGAAGTATTAATGTCAGGAAATCCTACTATGGATAAAATTGGTATAGATCCTAAAGTTGGTAACTATGCTTCAATCCAAAAAGGTTCATTAGAAACAAATACAACTTGGAGAAATACAGCTGATGGTTCAGGCATAGAACTTGTATGGGCATTCGACGAAAGAGGAACTTATCCTGTATATCAAATGGATGGTGAATCTGGAAAATCAAAAATTGTAATAACTTGGGAAAATTTAGATACAATTATGGCTGGATTGAAATTTCAAGTAATAGACGGTAATCCTGAACAACAAGAAGCGATGAGTCCATAATGGCAACTCTTACTATACCAAAACCTGATGATAATGAATATCTTCCTAGTATTGGTCATAATTTTATAAAAATAAATGATGATCAAAATAAGGAGGCAATGTGGAATGAAGGTAAAACTTTTGGTTTGCTTAACTGGGAAGATTTACCAGGAGGTTCAGAAGGTAATAGTACCGCTAAAAGATTTTATGAGCAAACTATAAAATCTGATTGGCTTGCTCAATCAGGAGAATCTATTGATATTAGAGGAGAATCTAGCTATTACAACGCGCTATCAGGAGAAAATGAACCAAGAACAGGAGATATTATAACAGCACAAGCTGCAAATGACAAATATGGCCTTGATGGAAGACTAAATTTTGATAGAGATATTACTGTAGCAGAAGCTCAAATACTTCATGGAAGAAAAATAAAAGAAATGCAATTCCAACAGTTAATGGGAATGCAAAGCGGTTTGTGGCAAAAAACTAAAGGTATTGGTTGGATGGGTCTTTCAGCTCTTGTAAATGACCCAGTTAATATGGGATTACTATTTGCTCCTGATCCAACTGCTTCTAAAATTGGTTTTCTTGGCCTTTCTGTAAAACGAGGAATAGATGTAGCAAGATTTGTTTCTGGAGCAAGAAGTGCTGCATTCTGGTCTGCTGTTGCTGAAGTACCTGTTGCTTTACAAAAATTTAATGAACAAGCTGATTATACAGCTTGGGATTCATTACTGAATGTTACATTTGGAGGTGTTCTTGGAGGTGGAATACATGTTGTAGGAGGAAGAACGGCTGATTGGATTATGGGCGTTTCTAGACAAAGACATGCTATGGCATTAGATCTTGCATACAAACAAGCTACATCAGATGCAGATATTAATGTTGATGCTATATTAAAAGCTGCAAAAGATGTAGCTAGAAAGAAAAATATTCCTGAAGGTAAATTAATTACAGATCTAGATGCTGCTGATTTACAAAGAGCATATAATGCTAGAACTGGATATAGACCACCATTATTAGAATATAGACCCAATGAAATTGATGAAGGTCCTACTATGGGTGAAATTACTCAAAAACCATTAGATCTTGATGAAATGCCAGGAGCTCCTTTACTAGATGAAGAATTTACTGCATCATCTGGTAAATTAGGTAGTAATGAAGGTAACACTGTAATACACAATACTACAGGTGAAAAATGGTATATTAAAAAACCAGCTAATAAAGAATGGGCTATAAATGAATTAATAGCATCTGTTATAATGAAAAGACTATTGGGAGACACTGCTCCATTTGTAAGACCTGTTATTGGTAAAGATGGTTCGTTTGTTGGTATTGCTTCTAAATGGAAAGAAGGTACTCCTTTAACAATGGAAAAAGTAAATGCTATTATTAAAAATAATCCAAAAGCTTATCAAGACTTTATAGAATCTTCAATGATTCATGCTTGGTTAGGTAATAGAGATTTTGCGGCTCAAGGTAATTTAATTGTAGATCAATCTGGTAGAATACATTCAATAGACGCTGGTGGTTCTATAAAATTTAGAGCAATGGGAGAAGTAAAAATAGATTGGATAGAAAATGATTTACCAGAGTTTGTATCTTTTTTAATTGGTAAAAATAGTGATATAGACGCTCATATCAAAAATATGACAGTTGAAATGCTGGCAAATGCTATCAGAAAAATATATCAAATGTCTGATGAAGAGATTGAAGCTATTGTTTCTGGAGCTTTAGACTATGCTGGTAAATTAACAAAACAAGAACAAGCAGAAATTAATAATATAACATTTGCTTTAATTAATAGAAGAGATTCAGTAGCTAAAAAAGATTTAGGTGTTTTGTTATCAAATATAGTAGATAAAGATAAAATACCTGCAGGATTAAAAGATAAATTATTACAAGATGGTTTAGATATTGGTGAATTAGCTTCTGATGAATTTCAAAAATTAAGTAATAGAAAAACACCTTATAAAAAGTTTTATTCATTTAAACAAGTAAAAGAATATATTAATAAACAAATTGATAATCTACAAAAATTATTAACAAAAGAAGAAATAAATGCTTTACAATCATGGGCAGCAAGCTCTAGTAGCATGCATGCATTTGCTTCAAATGTAGCAAAAGGAGTAGATCTTGTAGAAGAATATGGTAAATCAGCACTAAAAGATTTTCAAAAACAATATAACAATTTATTATCTGCAATTAATAAAGTTAAAACACAAGATAATTTTATTGTATATGCTGGTAAAGATGCTTCTAACTTTGCTGAGATAGAAGGTATGCCATTTGGCCCGCAACTTTTTGATGACGCATACAAGATGAAAGGTATGGAATTTACTAGTGATTCATTTTTTAATGGGTCATTATTACATCATATTGGTTATAAATTTACAGGTGGCAAAAATAAACCTGTAAAATTAAGAATACTTGTTCCAAAAGGAACTAATATGACATTTGTTGATAAAGCTTTTAAATCAGCAACAGGTGGCTATAATGAGGCAGAAGTATTATTTGCACCTGGCACTGTATTTAAAATAAGAGATGCTAGATATGTTAGTCGATCATCAAAAGGAGAATATATTAAGGGTCAAGGTAACGAAGTATTACATATTACAGCAGAAGTTAAAACAAAAGGTATGCAAACAATGTCAATGGATGACATCTTAAAACATGCTAAAGCTAACTATGAAAATAAACATGGCACAGTAACTGCTGATGTGGAATTATCACCAAAAATTAGAGCATTAAATGCTAGAGAAAGAATACAAAAAATTGAAGCAAATGTCAATAATAAAGAATTAACTGCTATAAATAAAGAAATAGATATGTTAACTGATGAACTAGCAGCTTATAATAGTGACATTATTACAAAAGAAATTAATGAGCTAAATCAAACATTTAATGATGGTGTTAAGAAAAATAAATCAATTGGACAAGCTTTAAAAGCAGTCCTTAACTGTGCAATAGGTAAATCATAATGGCTAATATTAGAGATTGTATAGGTATTGTAAATGAAGCTATAGGTGATGCTTTAACTCTTGATGAAAAAAATAAATTACTTGATGAATTAGGTAAAAAGATTAGTAAAGAGAAAAAAATTACAAAAGAGCAAGATCTTGAAAATAAGATTAAACAATTTTTAACTGATGAATCTACAAAAGAAGAAGTAAGACTTGCTATACAACGTAGACAAGAAATATTAAATATACAAGCAAGAGAAAGAATTATGAGCTATCTTGGTAATTTTAAAGATAGAGCATTAGGTCTTAGAGCATTTCTTGGTGGTACTTTAAAATTATTTAGAGGTGGCAGAAAATCAGTAGATGCTATTGGTAAATATCATTCAACTAAATATATTACTTCTATGATTAAAAAGATGGAAGAAGAAGACATATTTGAAGAATTTGTATCTGGTAAGATAGATGATGATATTGCTAGAGAGTTATATGAGATAAGACCAGGTGGTAAATCTGGTATATCAAAAAATCCAGCTGCAGAAAAAATTGCTAGAGTTATAGCAGAATTACAAGATGATGCTATTGATGCACAAAATAGACATGGTGCTTGGATTAGAAAAATACCTGATTATATTATGCGACAAACTCACAATCCGGTCACAATGAGAAGAGCTGGCTTTGATACTTGGTATGCTAAGATTCAAGAAACTGTAGATATGGAAAGAACTTTATATGGCGTTGATGATGATAAAATAAACAGATTTTGGAGAGATATTTATAATGGTTTAATTACAGGTGTTCATTTAAAACATGAAGGTGCAAATTACGCTGATGATATTGTAGCTGGTTTTACTGGTCCTAGTAATTTAGGTAAAAGATTATCAGAAGCACATAGACTTATTCATTTTAAAGATGCAGATGCTTTTATGAATTATAATAGAGCATTTGGTTCAAAAAATCTTAGAGAAACTGTTGTATTAGGTTTAGAACATGCAGGCAGAAATAGAGCATTATTAGAAACTTTGGGACCTAATCCAAAAGCTATGTTGAAAAAAATCATAGATATGGAACTTAGAAAAGCTAAAAAAGAAGGGGATATTAAAGCAATTGAAGAGTTTAGTAAATATGCTAATAGTGAATCTAATTTATTATGGTGGATATTCAAAGAAGTTGATGGTACTACAAGAATACCTGGTAATGTAACAGCTGCAAATATATCTGCAACTATAAGAAATATACAAAATATGGCTAAACTAGGTATGGCTGTTATATCATCATTAACTGATATACCTAACCAAGTAGCTGAATTAAAATATCAAGGAGTAAATAGATTTAAAGGATATGCTATAGCATTTGAAAATTTATTAAAAGGAAGAGGTGCAAAAAAATCTGATAGAAGAAAAATAGCTCAAATGTTAGCTGTTGGTATGGATGGTATTATTGGTAATACACTATCTAGATTTAGTGCTAATGATCTAACTCCTGGAATGTTTTCAAAAGCACAACAAGCTTATTTTAAATTAAATTTATTATCACCTTGGACAGATGGTCATAGAGTTGGCGCAGCTGTTATGATGGCTAAAAATCTTGGTGATCAAGCTGGAAAAGAATTTAGTCAATTAACTCCTGAAACACAAAGAATATTAAATATGTTTGATCTTGGTGCAGAAGAGTGGAATAATGTAATTAGACAAGCTATTTATAAAGCAGATGATGGAAATAGTTATATTGTGACTGATATGCTTGAATCATTATCAGATGACATATTTTTAAATTATCTTAAAATAAAAGAACCTAATATTAAAATGCATAGTCCAAGTAAAGTTGCAAGAACTAAAGATAGATTAGTATCTGCCCTTGGTGCTTATTTTACAGATAGAGCTGACTTTGCAGTACCTATGCCAGGGGCTGCTGAAAGAGCTATTATGAATATGGGAACTCAAGATGGCACTCCATTAGGTATAGCTTCTAGATTATTATTTCAGTTTAAATCATTTCCTATCACAGTATTACATAAATCTATTGGTAGAGAGATATATGGTTATGGTGCTAATTCATTTAAAGAAGGGCTTGTTCAAGGTAAAGGTTCATTAACTGGCTTAGCTCATTTTATTGTATCAACATCATTATTAGGTTACTTATCGTTGTACTTAAAAGATATTGCAAAAGGAAAAGAACCACGTAAATTTACAGATGATATGGCTCATAATATTAAGATTATAAGTGCTTCAATGGCACAAGGTGGAGGCCTTGGTTTATATGGAGACTTCTTATTTGGACAATTTAATAGATATGGTGGTTCTGCTTTAGGTACATTAGTAGGTCCTACTATCGGACAATTTGATTCATTAATTGATATAATACAAGCTATTAGAACAGGAGAGGACCCATTTGCTAAGATGGCAAATTTAATACAAGGAAATACTCCATTTATTAATTTATTCTATTTAAGAATGGCAATGGATTATCTTGTATTATATAATATCAAGGAATGGCAAAACCCTGGATATTTAAAACGGATGGAAAGAAGACTTAAAAAAGACCACGATCAAAGGTTTTATATTTCCCCTAGTCGTGTTATAAAGAGAGGTGGAGACCCAAATATTCCTGGGATAGTAGGAAAAATGATTAAAGAGGCAAGTAAATGACGGTATCGGCACAAAACAGTTATATCAGTTACACTGGTAATGGCAGTACCACTGTATTTAATTTTCCTTACAAATTATATGCCGCAACGGATTTAAAAGTATATACTGTTATTATTACGACAGGAGTTGAGACACTACAAACTTCTGGAGGAGCTGGTACATATGATTATACTATAGCATATGACTCAGTTACAGAATCTTGGGATGTAACAGTTAATAATGCTTTACCATCTACACATAAATTATTTTTAACAAGGGTTGCTCCTTTAGAACAAGCACAAGATTATATTGAAGGTGATGCATTTCCTGCACAAGCACACGAAGACACAGTTGATAAGATTGTATTAGCATTACAGCAGCAGCAAGAACAATTAAATAGATCATTTAAGTTATCACAATCAAATTCTGGTAGTATACAAATTACTGCTATTCCAACTGAAAGAGCTACAAAGATATTAAGCTTTGACAGCACAGGAGATCTTGTAGCAACACAAGAGATTGGTACATATAGAGGAAACTGGGCGGCATCAACTGTTTATATTGAAAGAGATTTAATTAAAGATACATCAAATAATAATATCTATATATGTAATACTGCACACACTTCTTCAGGAGCACAACCTATTTCTACAAATACAGATTCAGCAAAATGGGATTTAATTGTAGATGCAGCTTCAGCTTCGTCATCAGCTACGGCAGCAGCTGCAAGTGCAGTACTTTCTGAAGAATGGGCTACTAAGACAACAGGTTTAGTTGCTAGTACAGATTATGCTTCTAAAGCTTGGGCAATTGGCGGTACAGGAGTTACTAGTGGAGATGGTGCTGCTAAAGAATGGGCAACCAATACTTCATCAAAAGTTAATGCATCTGAATATTCTGCTAAAGAATATGCAGTAGGAACACAGACAAGAGGAACAACTGGATCAGCAAAAGATTGGGCAATATATACATCAGGCACAGTCGATGCATCTGAATATTCTGCAAAGAAATATGCACAAGACGCAAGTACATCTGCATCTAATGCGGCATCAAGCGCTACTACAGCAGAAAATCATAAAAATGATGCAAACACTGCAAAACTAGCAGCTCAAGCTGCACAAGCAGCAGCAGAATTAGCAGCTGATAATTTTGAAGATACTTATCTAGGTGCATACGCAACAGAACCTACAGTTGATAATGACGGTGATGCTTTAACTTCTGGAGATTTATTTTTTGATACAAGTATTAATTTAATGAAAGTTTATAACGGAACATCATGGCAAATCGTAGCAGCTGATACAACATCATTTGCAACAAAAGGTTTTGCTATAGCAATGTCGGTAGCTTTATAAGGAGGTAGCATGGCACAAAACTTTAGAAATCAACTAACTTCAACTGCAATAGGCACAAGTTATACTGATATCTTAGCGCAAGCAGATACGTATGACACTGTGGTAGGTGTAAGATTGGTTAATGTTACTGGAACCTCGATCAATGTTCATTGTGCAATTGAAAATGGTGGTAATGACACTGAATTGATTGCCAATGCACCAATACCAGCTGGTTCTTCTTTAGAGCTAATTGATGGTGGTGCTAAGATCATATTGAAGTCCGGTGATAAAATTAAAGCTAAAAGTGATACAGCGTCATCACTAAAAGCTATAGTTAGTTACATAGATGCAATTAGTGTATAGGAGATAATATGGGTTATATTGGTCAACAGGTATTTACAGGAGTAATTACTAGCTCAGATAGTATTGATGCTGGTGTTATTGAAGTATCAGATCTATCGGTTTCTGCTCAAGATCAATTAGGTAAAATTGACTTTTATGGTTTTAAAAAAACTAATGGATCTGGCAATCAAGCTGAAGATTTAATATTAACTTATGGTAATGGTACAGATGCTGTATCAGTAGAGACTGCTGCAAGACAAGATGCATTTGATGAAAGTTTTTTTGCTAAGAAAGGTTTAACATTTAGCATAAATAATAATGGAGAATTAGAGGTAGATATATAATGGCATTAACTAGAATTACAGCTCAAGCAGCAGAAGATTTAGTATTAGGTGGTGAAGTTGCATCAACTGATAATGCTTATAAAAACTATGATCAAGTAACTGCAAATGCTACAATTACTATTGCAGCAAACAAAAACTATTTTTTAAAAGGTCCTATTACAGTAGCTAGTGGAATTACTTGGACAATTAGTGGAGGTACTTTAAACATAATATAATGCCGTACATTGGAAGAGCCTTACAAACTGGAGAATATAAACTTATAACATTAAGTGAAGCTTTTGATGGATCAAGAGTTAATTTCACTATGTCCGAATCAGTACCTTCTGAAAGAGTATTATTAGTTATACTTTCTGGTGTATTACAACATTGGGGAGAATCTTTTACTGTATCTGGTACTACACTTACATTTTCTGGAGCACCAGGAGCTTCTGAAACAATCAAGATATTAAAGCTAGGAGATACTTTAAATATAGCAACTCCTAGCCAAGGAACCGTGGGCACAGCTCAGCTATCTACGACTGGTATATCACCTGGCTATGTATTTAAGGTTAATGACGCTGGAACCGCGTGGGAGTTAGGTCAAGCCTCGACCCCCGAGGTCTATGGTTTTAATAAAGATTCCGATGGTAAGTTGATTGTTACTACAACGAACCAAGGATCGGATAACATTAGTAATGCTACATATGAAGCTTTTGATGAGTTTATATATGCCTCTTCAGGGTTTTCTTTTAGTGTTAATAGTAGCGGAAATTTAATAGTAACGATTTAGGGTATACAACACTAGTAAAATTTGATAGGATAACATTATGTCAAAAATAAAAGTTAATGAAATAGAGGCACAATCTGGAAGTACGATCACAATTCCTACTGGCCAAAGTCTAGTAGTAACAGATGGGATGGCTGCTAGTACAATTACTTCTGGTACTTTATCAGATGCAAGATTACCTACTATACCAGTTTCAAAAGGTGGTACTGGATTAACTTCATTAGGAAGTGCAAACCAAGTATTAAGAACAAACTCTGGTGGTACTGCTTTAGAATTTGCAGATGTATCTGGTGGAATAGTAAAAATTACAACTTATGAAAACAATACAAGAATAGTATTATCTAGTTTAACAAATGGAACCATATTTAATGATATAACAATTTCTAAAGTAAAAGATGCTACTACATCAAAAATAATTGCAATAGGATTGATACCAGGTGAACTGTATAATTCTTATCATTCTGGTTTATATTTTGTTTGTACAACAACTGGAATGGATAATTCTGGAACAAATGACAGTTCTGCTTTTAGAGGTATAGGTCAATCTTATGGTTATGATACTAATGCTCCAGGAATGATTCATGTTAATAAAACATTTCAAGATGCAACAAATCTTGGTACTGGCTCTCATACTTTTAAAATAGGTTGGAGAAGTAGAGATGGTGCTGCTGAAAGACCGGCTGATATAATAAATGCTAATACTACTGATGATGGCAGAGCACATCAAACAGGAACATCTATCCAACTTATGGAGGTATTAATATAATGGCTAAATTTGATAAAATAGTTAATAAAAAAGAAAACTTTAAAGGTTATACTGGTAATCCACCAAGTAATGAAACTGAATACAATGCTATGAAAGCAGATATGTTTTCTGGTACAGCACCAACTTGGTCTGAAATTCAAACTGAAATGGATAACATTGTTGATAAAGAAACTTTAAAAGCTAGTG